AATCGGCAGATTCAAACATTCTTGTTGCTGCAAGCACAAGAACAGTCTCACCTTTGCCAAATGACGTTCCTGACTCTGGCGTTTTGAGAATCCTTGATCCACTTGATACGGGAAATTACTTACGCTTCTTGTATGACACAGTCAACAGAACAACGAATATTTTTCACCTTACGCAGGGCGTCGGTCAGAATACGATCGGAGCAGTTACTTCATCGACAGATTTGACACTTGCAGATAACGTTCATGTTGTCTTCGTAGAAGAACAAGCATCTTCGACCGTTGTTGACAACGTTGTTCAGTATGTTGCTGACATTCCGCTTGTTGCAATTGCCAGAATTAAAGGTAAGCAACCTTTCAGAACGACCAGCACGTTCTCCTCTACTGGGGCCTCAATCGGTGCCGTTCTAGGTGCTGATAACGTCGTTAACTTGCCATAATTTTTTTAATAAGTCTATAAAACATAGTAGACTTATTTCCAAGAGGGTAATTTGGCTGAAATTCCTGGGGTTACAATCGATTGGGTATCATCCCCACGAATTATCTACATCCCACTAGCTGTCAGGACGGTGTCCGCACAGGATTTAGTTGATACACTTCGAGCGATTGAGTCAGATCTTGGTGCGTTAGATGATGTTGATCCTCTTATTTACGAAGCTACAGGAAAAACGGCACTTGACGAAAGCGGTACAGTAGTCGGTATAACTGTTGTTCTATTGAATGCACAAATTTACTTTGTGCCTGACACTACACCAATTTCTACGGGAACGGCGACCTCTAACACAACAGCAAGTGGCCGTGCCATCAGTCTAATTGACAATACAGCAACTTTTATTACGAGCGGACTTGTTCGCGGCGACACGATATACAATGATACAACAGGTGCTCTGGCAACGATTATTTCTGTAATTTCAGAGACTGAGCTAGAAAGCGTTTTTCTAACTGGTGGCAGCCGGGACACATGGTTAATCGGTGATTCATGGGTTGCGTACAACCAGCAGCAATGCCCGATCGAGGGAGGTAACGTCGTCGCCATTGATGATGCCGTTCTCCAGAACCTGCTGTCTCCGGTGCTTGAGTCCCCGAACGTCCAGATCGTCCGCAGCAGCAGTTCGTCTGCGACGTTGCAGGAGCTAAGCTCCATCCAGTATTCGAGCTTCAACGGCGGCGTTACCATTGAGATTGGCTCAGCCAACTCGGGGACGACCTTTCCAGTTGGTACGCCAGAGTACCCGGTCAACAACCTCGCAGACGCCCACACAATCGCAGAGGATCGCGGCTTTGTAACGTTCTTTGTGCGTGGTAATCTGACGGTCGGGTCAGGAGATTTCTCCGATGGCCACGTCTTTATCGGACAGTCCACCTCCCTGACGACGATCAACGTGCTGACGCTGGCAGACGTGACGAACTGCGAGTTCAAGAACGCCACCATGACCGGCGTACTTGACGGCAACTCTACGCTGACAGGCTGCGTCATCGGGACGCTCTCCTACGTCAGCGGCTATATCACGAACTGCACGCTAGCGACGGGCACCATCACACTCGGAGGCGGTGTCGCGGCGCTGTTCATCAACTGCCAGTCGGGTGTGCCGGGAACAGCTACCCCGATCCTCGATATGGGAGGCAGCGGGCAGTCGCTCGCTTTCCGTGGCTACAACGGCGGCATCCAGATCAACAATCGCACCGGAACCGATGCCGTCAGCATCGATATGAGTTCGGGTCAGGTGATCGTAGGCTCGACGGTGACGAACGGGCGCATGACGATTCGAGGCATCACTAAGGTTGTGGACAACAGCACAGGCACAGCCATCGTGGACGCGGCTGACGCCATCGTCCCTGCGAGGGTAACGGCGCTCTCCTACCAGATCGAGGCTCTGGGTATTAAGCCCCGCTACGGCGTCATCTTCTATTGGGATTCTACCGGTGGGAACGACGCCAACGATGGAACAGGGCCAACCCGCGCAGTCAGGACGTTCGCTGCGGCACAGGTGCTCTGTAGCGACGGGCGGGGAGACATCATCTTCATCGTCAACAGCACGGGTACGACGGTAGAAATCGATGAGCGACTGGTCATTACGAAGAACGACATCTCGATTCGTGGTCCCGGACGAGGCATTCGCATCAAGCCATCCGTGGCGGATCTTGGCGACACGATCACCATCAACGGCAACAACGTCGAGCTTTACAACTTCATCGTGGAGGCTGCGGCTGGTAACACGCTGGACAACGCCATCACGGTAAACGGCCGCGCATGCTCGATTCAGGGCATGTGGATCAACAGAGCGGTCAAGGGCCTCCACTTCCGAGGAGGCGATTACCACAAGGTAGACCGCTGTGACATCGAGTTTAACACGGATGGCGTGTACTTCACCGATGCAGGACTGGCTTCGGGAAGCCCGCGCGAAGTCGTGATGGATTCGTGTTTCGTCTACTTGAACGCCGGGGACGGAATCCACCTGACAGGAACCTCGGGAACCTCGACACGGCTGAACCGGTTTTTGAACTGCAAGATCAACAACAACACCGGCTACGGCATCCGCGTCGATGCCAACACACAAGACAACATGATCGACAGCACGTTGTTCCAGAACACGCTGGGGAACGTGCTTGACGCCGGTACGAGAACCACCTTTATTGAATCAACGAATCCTTGGGACGCTCTTACTGGAAGCAATGAAACACCTGGTACTATGGGTGAAAGAATAAAACTCATTGCTGACGATGCAGCATTTATCAAGTACATCGAAGGCGGCAGGTGGAAGATAGATACATCGCTAAACCAGATGATCTTCTACAAGGATGACAACGTCACAGAAGTTGCAAGATTCAACCTGAAGGATACTACTGGTGCTGCGGCTTCAACAGACGTATTCGAGAGAGTTCGTGCGTAATATATAAATACGTAATCTAGAAGGCCCATGGCAAATATTTATGACACCAGCCTATAGGTAGACTTAGTTAAAATATTAAAAACTAAGAGGGGTATGCAGTGGTTTCTGGTCAGGGCTTAGTCACACGCGGATTTACGGCTAATACGATAGTTGTGCGTGGCTTAACATCATCTGCGGGAACTGTTGTATCACCACCAGTTTTGCCACGCTTTGTTTCTGGACGTAGGAGTCGCGAAGTAGAGAAACAAGTATTTACAATGCTCGTTTCGGCACGCCTAATTAAAGTCAACGACGAAAGAATTGAAAATGTGTATGGAAGTGCTTCAACAAAATATGTAGAAGAGACTTTGACAACAAAACCACGAATATTAATAACGAATGTTCAAACTACCATCATCGAGACAACGAGAAGAATATTTATAGAGGTAAAGAACATTATTTCTGGAAGGAGAAAGTAATTTATGGAAACTATTGACCTCAAGCTCGATGAGCAAAATGAATTAACTTTTAAAGTTGTCGTTGAGGGAATGAACGGCGGCACGGCAAAAGTAAGATTTTCACTCACAAAGGGCGATATGTCTTTTACGTTTCCAGGAAATGGAACGGGAGATGGAGAGGTTTCTGTTAAAATTCCCGCGCTGAAGTCTTTTCTTAGCGAAGGTATGTACGACGGCCGCCTTGAAATAATTGCAGATGATCGATACTTTGAGCCACTTCATGTCAATGTTGATATGAAAACATCAATTAAAATTCTTGAAGCAACGTTTAAAAAGACAACAACAGAGTCTGTTGCCAAAAAGACGACAGAATCCGTTGCAGTTAAGGCGGAAATATCAAGTGTTAAGTCAAAAGACATACACAATAATCTTGTTGAAACCTATCACATCGTTCCAAGAAGAAAAACATCAGAATCGATTCGTGAATCACTTAAGAAAAGTGAAATAATTAAAAAGAAATAACTAGGAGGGGTGATGGATGTCAACCTTTGTACAGACAGTAAATCCCACACCATTTGGTTTCTTTGATGCTGACACGTCTTTTCAAACCGAAGCCGATAAAATGGTTGTATTCGTTAAGCGATCACTTGGCGATGATATTCTTAGTGTCGAGTTAACAAAAAAACAAATCTGGTCATGCTTTGAAGAAGCATCTCTTGAATATTCAAGCGTTGTAAATCAATATCAAGCAAAGTCACAATTACATAGTTTTTTGGGTACACCCACGGGTTCATTGACGGGTGCTGAGCAGACTTTTCCAAGAGAAAATCTCGAATTATTGATGCGTGCTGCAGAGCCCTATGCGATGGAAGCTGGTATTGGTGGCTCATATGATTCAGTATCGGGAACAATTCATCTGGAAGCGGGCAGACAAGATTATGATCTTTATACAGAGCTGAAGGGCGCAGATGGCGTTCCTCTTTTTGATCACCCACTGAACGCCAATCATAGCAGAATGAAGATACGTGAAGTATTTCACTTTTCACCAGGTGCTGCATATAGATTTTTTGACACATCATCTGCTGTCAACTATATGAATAATGAATTTTCTTTCGAAAGCTTTACGCCTGAAACGATCTTTTATGTTCTTCCTGTTTTTGAAGACATTTTGCGAGCTGGAATGCTTGATCTTTCACAGCGCGTAAGAAGATCAAATTATTCATATAAGATTATGGGAAGAATGCTTCGTATTTTTCCAACGCCGGGCATGCAAAAAAGAGAAAATGTGTTTGTTCGTGTGCAGTTTGCGCCAAGTCCAACAACAGCACTTACATCATATAACTCATCATCAATGTCAGCGTCTGGTTCGATACAAGATAGCACGATATATGGCGTTTCAAATCTTTCAAACGTGCCGTTTGGAAATCTTACTTACGCGAAAATAAACAGCGTTGCAAGACAGTGGATTAGACAATACACACTTGCAAGATCAAAAGAAGTACTTGGTCTTATACGTTCAAAATTTAATTCTGTGCCGATACCAGACGGCGAACTTACTTTAAATGGTGCGGAGCTTGTATCGCAAGCACGCGAGGATAAAGAAAAACTAAAAGAAGAATTAAGAACAATGCTTGATTCTTTAACATATGACAAGATTGCTGAGACAACTTTAGCCCGTGCAGAAAATAATATGAAACAACTTCGTCTAATACCGATGCCCAACGGCATGGCGATAATTACGGGATAAAATAACATGGCAAGACTATTCATAACATCTCGTGATATCGACTTTATAAATGATCTCAACAAAGAGATCGTTAAAGACGTAATTGGACAAAAAATTTATTTATATCCTATATCGGAAATTAAAACAAAAATTCATGATGTCTACAGAGAAGCACCAGAAAAAATATTTGAAAATCCAATTAGCGTTGATGCAAGAGTTGCATGGCAAAAACCAACACAAACATTTGATAAATTTGGCTACGACAAGAAATGGTCCGTTGAAGTAATGATTCCTTCGCGCGATATGATACAACGCGAAATTATTATATCACAAGGCGATTTCTTTAGTTATGATGCAGTTTTTTATGAGATTGTGTCGGTACTTGAGACACATAATATTTATGGTCAAGTTGAGCATGAAGGCGGTTTACATATCATCGGCAAGTCATCAAGAAAAGAAAATTTCGTTTCAAAAGTATTCGGGCCAACGTCAGAAAAATATTCAGATAGTGATGCTGTTCAAGATAAATTTTATCAGCAAAGAGGGTTTGAAAATAATCAAGAGGGCGCGACGGGTGATAGAAGAGACCTCCAGAAAAATGGTGTACTTGATGCACCATTGACGGGACCGTCAGAAGTTTCGCCAAGAGGCACTTTGTCAGGTTCGGCAGGTTCTTCATTCTATGATGAGCAATCCTAAGGAGTTTAAGCGATGGCTAAAAATAGAAATATACAGGAAACCCCGCTGACATCTAATCCTCACAATATTAGCAGCAGATTACCGTCTGGTTATGAAGGGCAAAATGTTTCTGAATTCTCGATGCCTTCGTGTGGCATTGAGGATGTTGACAGATCTGTTTATGAACTTTTTAATAGTCAAATTGGTTTTGTCTACAAGACAAGTAATCAAAATATCGCGCAGATACCCGTAATTTTTGCAGGTGCTGAACGTTTTGCAATTCTTAAAAGCAAGAAGGCGATTAGAGACAAAAACGGCGTGTTGGTACTGCCTCTTATTACTATTGAAAAAACTACACTCGACCAATCGGTAGACGGTGGACTGGGCAGAGGCGTTGGACAAGATACTGGTGATTTTGTTATTAAGACAAGACTTGATAAATCTGATCGTCGTTATCAAAACGTAATGAATAAGATGAATCTGCAAAATCAAGAAAATATTTCAACAGTACAGCACAACAATGAAAGATTGACAACGGTTGACGGCGCGTCTGTTGGAACGCTGGGAACGCGCAGAAAAACTGGCGGAAATGAATTTAACTTAGTTAATGGTGAAGTACTTGGGAGCAACTTAGATGGAAATATCTTTGAGATAATAACGATCCCATTTCCAGAATTTTTCACTATCACATACAATATTACTTTTTGGTCACAGTATCAATTACAAATGAATTCAATGATCGAACAGTTCATGGCGTCTTATCATGCTCAAGGCAGAACATTTAGACTGACAACAGATAAAGGTTATTGGTTCGAAGGGTTTGTCGACGGATCATTCGAAGCTGATAATAATTTTCAGGAATACACAGAAGAAGAAAGAATTATACGCTATACAGCAACGATGAGAGCAACTGGATATTTAGTTGCGCCTCAGAAAGAAGGACAGCGATCGCCTTTTAGAAAATTCCTATCGGCACCATCAATAGAATTTGATATTTCTTCTTATCCAGCAGGCCTTGAGCTACCGAGACCTTCAAACGAAAAAGCGGGACATGAAAATAATTTTATTCTTAATGATCTAATAAATCTTGATGAATCAGGAAATGAAGCGACGACCAGGAATCATTCGCCAATTAAGCTTAATACATATGTAGAGAACCCATTTACAAATAGTAAGGAAAAAAGATATTTACGTGTTAAAACAAGAAATCAACGAAAAGGTGAAACTGTATTTGGATCCGCAAATATTGATATTTTAGATACTTTTAAAGAAGATACCTAAACGGCGTACCTTTGGTATCTAAAACGATATGTATAGCCTAGCATCATTTAGGATACGCGTTAGCGCCGAGGAGAATTTGTCCAATGGCTGAAACAACTTTTAGATCTCCGGGATTTTTTGAACAGGAGATAGATCTCACAACACAAAAACAAGAGCCAGTCGGTACGCCGGCGGGCATCGTAGGAACGTCTGAGAAGGGGCCCGCATTTGTGCCCATCACGGTCGGATCATTTTCTGATTTTGCTGCAAAATTTGGCAATCTTGATCACAAGAAATTTGGTCCTTATGCAGTGCAAGAATTCCTTCGCAACAAGACTGCGCTGACTTATGTCAGAGTGCTTGGCGCAGGAGCAAACGATACTACAACTGACATTTCAACAACACAGACGCAAGGCACTGTTAAAAACGCAGGCTTCAAGCTCGTTGCATCAACTGCACCTAACGATTCTGTGTTAAGATCTGTCGGTGCAGTGCAGTTTATTGTTGCAAAACATCTAGTATCTGCTGATGAATCTGTAGGATTTCCTGTTTATACGAATAACGATAGTGCTGGAACGTCCGCCGATGATTTCGTTTCGCTTGTCAGAGGCATGATCTTTACGCCTAGCGGAACGAGAGTAATGATTCAGGCGCCTGCAACGGCGTTCACTAACGCAATGGACGATTTTGCAACTATTGATTCGAACTTGAATTTCAAATTGTATATTTCGAGTTCATCACCTGGTTACTCGACAGCAGATGGAAATACGGGTCTTAGAGTCTATACAGCATCACTAAATCCATCAAGCAATAACTACATTGGCAAGATTCTCAATACGGATCCTGAAAAATTTATCGATGAAGAACATCTTCTTTACGCAGATTTTTCAATTGAAAATGAATTGGCAACTGTTTCAACTGACACAGATTCTGTCGGTATCCTGTCGGGATCAAGCTTGACATCGCAAACATCTGGTGATACAACACAAGCATTTAGAAATGCTTTCGGAAGATTTGATACAAGATACACAACACCAAAAACGACAAAGATTATATCGCAACCATTTGGTGATACAGAATACGATCTATTTAGCTTTGAATCTATCGATGATGGTGCTTATGCGAACAATAAGTACAAGATCTCTATCGCAGACATAAGAAAGTCTTCAAATGCGAAGGATCCATACGGCACATTTACAGTTGTAGTTCGTGCATTTGACGATACAGATACGACTATGAAAATTCTTGAAAGATTTCCAAATGTTACACTTAATCCTTCAAGCGAAAGCTACATTGCAAGAAAAATTGGAGATAAGAAGGTTTTCTTCAACTTTGATGCAGATCGTGATGACGAACGTCGTTTGATCGTAAAGGGCAAATATCCGAATAGATCGGGTATCATACGTGTAATAATGGAAGAGGCTGTCGAGAGAAAAACTATTCCTACAAACTGTTTGCCATTCGGCTTCAGAGGACTTAGTGTACTCAAAACATCAGATTCACTTACTGACACGGCAACTGCTCTAGGCACTTTGGGTTCTGCAAGCGCAAGAAGACTTTATGGTTTTGGTACGACAGCCGTAGGACAGCAAATTCTTACTTCGTCAATTGTTCCACCTTTGCCATACAGATTCAAGGTAACGCGCGGCCCAGTTGATACTGGCGGTGCTTATATTGGTAAGGCAGGTTCACAAGAAAATGTTGATGGAAGACTTCACTGGGGTGTAAAGT